TTACTTCGTGAACACACTCGCCAACAACCCGCCACACGCCGCGGAAAGCACACTCACAATCATCATGCTAACCCGCCGCTCCGCATCGCGCTCACCCCGAATCCGCGACAAATCCACCCGCATCTCACTCAACCCCGCAACCAGCTCATCAACCTTCGTGAACAACTTGCTGATCACCTGATCCTCCTGCGCCTGATACCGCACCCGCCAGGTCTCCAGCCCATCAGACTTCGCCTCCAGCAACCCAATATCCGCGCGAATCCCATTAACATCATTGCGCAACCCCGCAATATCCGCGCGTAGCATCGTAATCGTATCAATCTCCATGTCTGCTCCTTTAATCCGGCGTGGCAGCAAGCGTGATCGGATACGTCGTCGCTTGCAGCGGCAAATTCATGCGCCACGCCGACCCCAAATCATTCCCGATATTCCAATTCGCCGGCGGCGTCAGGCTCGCCGCATTATCCGTCACGGCATCCCCGCGCCCAATCTGCGTGCTGCCATAAGGATAGAAAAACAGCACATCCGCGACCGGATTGGTAAACCCAGATGCCAGCGTAACCGCAACATGCGTCGCATCAACCCGCGCCGCCGCAATCGCATGGATAATCGTCCCCGGCGTCGCCACACTCCCGCCATCCATCACCGCAAACCCGGCGCCATTGGCGGCCTGCAACGGCACAATCAAATCATTTCCGGAATCATGCGCAATCGTCAGCACCAGACTCGTGCTCGACGCCGCATAAACATGCGTAATCCGCGGCCCGCCCACCGCCGGCAACCCGCTCGCCGGTAAATCCGCTGCCGGAATGGAATCAGAAAGCCCGCTTGCAATCGCCGCCCTGCCGGCCGCAAACGCGCCAACCCGCCCATAGCGCAACAAATCCGGCTCATCCCGATGCTCCGGATCACCACCGGAAAACAACCCCGTCGCCGGATTATACGATGAATTCAGTGGATTGGAATCCGCCGTCTGCGCCGCAAACACCACAATATGATTCGCACTCTCCGCCGCCAGGTCCGCGATAGACTCACGCACCATCTGCACCCCATCATCCGTCTCATACGGAATTGCATTCCACGCCAGCAGCGGTAACTCCGCCGCATTCCGCCCCAGCAGACTCCGCGTCAACGCCAATAGTTGCAGCACCGTGCCTTTATACAGCGATTTATTTGCATACGGCATCGTGCTGTCTTGCTCGGACCAGGGCCAGATCAGAAACGCGATATCTGCTTGATCCGCCACCGAAACTAACGCGGAGCTGCCCGTCAACATCGCCGTCAGCGCCACAAAATCCGGCCCGCCACTCCAGGTGGAAGGGTCAGACCCATCACCAGGGTTGGTCAGGAACGTCCCACTTCCCGCACCAGGCGGAAACAGCGGCGGCGAGGAATTGGAAATCGGGTGCCCCGAAATCACCGAATACCGGTTCGGCGAAATATAACTGCCCGAGCCAATCGCGGTATACCCATAGGCCGCCGCCCCAAGATACCATGCAATCCCCTGCGCCAGCGCCAACGGCCCACCCGCGGTGATAAACCATTCGGAGTTCGACTGGCCCATAACGAGCAAATTAACCCCCTTGCGCGCCCCCAGAACCCACCTGCCCTGCGCCGCAATCAGCGTGCTGATCTCCCCCGCGCTAAGGGCTGACTCCCAATTCGCCGCCTCATGAAACCAGCACTGCGCGGAGCCCTGAATGCTCCCGTCATGCAGCAACAACACTTGCGCATTGGCACTCTCGCCCAGCGGATTGGCAACGCCCGCTGCTACCTGCACGCCATCCAGCCAGGCATCCACGCCTACCCCTGGCGTGTTTCGCAAAATAACCGCATGGCTATGCCGCCGCGCCATCGTGGCCGAAAGCACGGTCTGGCTCGCCGTCCCAGGGAACAGCGTCAGGTTGCCCCCCTCCGCGCTATCCGCCGCCAAAACCGTCGCCCCGGCGCCAGCCGTCGTATGAATCAGCGGGATCGGATCATTGTTGACGTAATAAGTCCACTGCCGCCAATTGGGCCGCGTCCAAACCAGATACCGCGTCCACGCCGCCCCCGCCCCCAGCTCAAACCCGGGATGCTCAAGACCCCAATCCGCATCCAGCGTCGGCCCATAGCTCACAATGGCCGCGTCCGGCGCGCCGGCGGCCCCCAGATACCCATTCACCCGCGGCACCGCCAGCGTCGCCACCGGCGCCGTATCCGCGCTGATATGATACGGCACCAGCGGATGCCCGCCGCCGGATTTATCGGTCACCGTCCCCACCTGGGCATTGGCCGAGGTCAAAACCGCCCCGCTGGCATCCTTCACCCCGCTCAGCAGCCCGGCATCCCACCAGCCGGAGAGCCCACTAATGGCCGATGGATAAGGCCCGGTGAACACACCCGCCGGCGGCGTGCTGCCCGCCGGCAGCGGCCCCACCAAGGCGCGCTTGCCCGCCGCCGTGGCAAAGGGCGAGCCCGGTGCATTGAAAAACAGCGTCACGGCTCAGCTCACCGTCACGGTAAAGCTGCTCACCGCCACGCTGCCACCCGCGGCGGTCTCCGCCCACACGTAGTAATTCCCCGCCGTCGCCGGCGTCTCGTAATAGATCGCCCATAGCGAGTTGCCATAAATCACCGAGGCACTCTGCCACCCCGATGTCGGAACCACGGTATTGGAGGTCGACAGCGCAATCTGCACCGCCACGCTCTGCGCCGGCGTAATCCCGCCATTCATCGGGATCGAGCTCACCCCATGCACATAGCTGCCGCCTGGATTATTGAACCCAAAGGTCAGCGACAGTGCGGAGGATACCGTAATCGCGCCAGAAACAGCGCTTAAGCCGGTGACCGTATCCTGCGCCCACGCATAATATGTGCCGCCATCCGCCGGCGTCAGCGCCGCTGTAAAGCTGCCTGCCGTATTGCTCGCCGCCGTCCAGCCGGATGTCGGCACGGATGCGTTCTGCGTCGCCAACTGAACATTCACCCCATCCGCCACTGGGCTTACCATCCCCGTCACGCTCAGCGCGGACCCGGCCGCCCCGGTGGCGGGCGCGGTCACGGTGAGCGAGGCCGCAACCACCGCCACCGCGCCGGAAACCGCACGCACCGCCGGCGTCGCCTGCTGCTCCGCCCAGATATAGAAATTGCCCGTCGCCGCAGGCGTAATGCTGGCATTCCACGCGCCAGCGGTCACCACGGCATTCACCCAACTCGTCGGCGCCACGGTGGCGCTGCTGGACAACCCAACCTGCACCGCCGCATTAGCCGGCGAGACCGTCCCGCCCAGCGCCAAGGGCGCCGCCAGCTGCACGGTGCCTGGCACCGCATTCAGGCTGATCGTCGGCGCGTTGATGGTGAAACTGTTGGAAACACCCATCACCGCCACATCCGCATGGTCGCGCACGCGAATGGTATATGTCCCCGCCCCCAGCCCCGCGGCGGTAAAACTATACGCGTTCGCCGAGATCACCGGACTTGGCGCTGCAACCCATGTCGTGCCACCATTGGTCGAATAATCCAGCGCCGTCGGCGCATCATTGAAAATACCGCCAGAGACCGTAAACGCCGCATTGAGCGCCGGCGCCACAATCGAACCGATCGTAATCGTCGGCGCATTCGGCACCACGCCGCTCCACCAGATCAACGAACCGCCCGAATAGCTCAACCCCACCAAATTCGTCGCCGCACCCGGCGGCAGACTCGTACTCCCGGAGCCAGAGCTAATGCCCGTCCCCATGGTAATCGACCCCGGCGCCAGATTGATCAGCGTGCAGGAAAACCCGGCCCCGGTATTGCTGAAATTCGCCGTCAGCGTAATCGCGGCACTGGCCACCAAAATACGATTATTATGCTCGGTGGAATCCAGCACCGTATTGCTGGTGAGTTCCACCACCCCCTGCTGCACGCTCGGCAACTTGTTCTGCACATAGGTCCAGACGGAGCCGAAACTCTGCACCGCCAGCACGTTGCTGCCCTGCGCCACCACCAGCTCGTCACTATCCGCCACCGGCCCCGCTGACGGTAGCTGATCAATCGTCTGGCCGGCCAGAAATTGCCCATAAGGCATCCAGGCCAGCCCGCCATTCTGCCACAACGCCACGTAGTCAGACGCGCCAACCGAACTCGCCGAATTTCCCGCCGCCGGCCCCGCCAGGCCAGAACCCGCCGGGCCCGTCGGACCGGCCGACCCCGTCGGCCCCGTCGCCCCCGCCGGCCCCTGCGGCCCCGCCGGTCCGGCAATCGCGGATACGGTCACGGAGATCACGCCATTCGCGTCAATCGCCACGCCCGAGCCCGGCGAAAACAACCCCCGCAGTGCCGCAACCGGGAGCAGCCCTGGCCCAGCACTCGAATTGATCACCAGATCATCCGAAAGCGACATCGCGCTTTGCACCGGAAAACCGGCATGATCAGCGCCATTTGCCGCAAGCTGCGCGCCGCTGAGCACCAGCCCCGCCCCCACGCCAATCGACTCCGGCGCGCCAGTCCCCATGCTCTGCCGGCCCAGCAAATCCCCAGTCGGCACAGTGATCAACGGCTGAAGATCGGCCGTCAACAGCGAGACGGTCACCGAATAGAGCAACCCCGCCTGCGAGAGCGGCAGCAGATCGCTCGGCCCCACCGAACTGGCAAACGGCAATTGGGCAATTGTTGTCATTGCACAAGGACTTTCATTTGATTTTCAGGAAAGCGGTCGCTTTTTTGTAAAAAAGCTCCGCAAAAAACTTTTGTCCTGGGGCACGGGTGTTGAAACCAGCACGGGATCGAGGGCAGAAGTTTTTTGCGGAGCTTTTTTACAAAAAAGCGACCGCTTGCTTACTTACGCGACAGCAACCCAGTTCGCGGAACTCGTCCCCGATTGCTTAACCCAAAACGTACTGCCCACGCCGCCATTCAAATTCCGGAACGTCGAGCCCGTCGGCGCCGACACCACGTTCAACGGCGACCCCCGACCGATCAGCTCAACAGCCCCCGTCGATTCGGTATCAGACAGAATCCGCACCGCCCCCGTACCCGCCGGATGCAGAGAAATATCCCCCGATTGCGTGCGCAGCGTGAGGCTGCCATCGCCGTTCGGCGAGACATAATCGCTCTGCGAGAAGCGCGCCGCCCGCCAGCCGCCATTAGTGCCAATCCAATCAATACTCGCCCCCGCGGGAATCGTAATCGGCGCCCCCGTCCAGTTGCTTTGCGCCGGCGCCGCACCGCTCGCCGCAAAAACCGTGGCTGCCAGGCAATCAACCGTAATCTGCCGGTTTTGCGGAATCGGCAGCCCCACGAATGCCGTCGCCGCCGCGCCGATGCCGTTTCCGGTAATCCGAACCGTCGTCCCAGCCCCATAACCCGAACCAAAATTCGACATCTGGATGCCAATGACCTTGCCTCCAAACAGCATCGCCGTCGCCGCCGCCCCCGTCCCCGTGCCGCTGAAGCTCACACTGGCGGTGGTATATCCAAACCCGGCAGTAATGACCTTCGCAAAGCTCACTTGGCCCGCCGCGAGCGCGCCCTGCCCCGTGATCATGCTCGCCACCGGCGCGGAGGATTGCGAAATGCTGACCGCATCCACGAGATCGGGAATCGTCAGCGTATAGACACCATTCACCAGCGCCGGATTGGCCGGCCAACGCGGCGTAAAATTCAACAAATTGCCGCGGATGATCACCGTGTCCGTATAGGCAGAAATCGCATTCGTCAGATCGGCGCCAGCATTGCCGAGAATAATATTGCCCTCAACGAGCATATTCTGCGCGCCATCACGGATCAGAATTCCGATAACATAGCCGCTATAATTGATCCAGTTTCCGACAATGGAAAGATCGCTGCAGGCAAGACCAAAATTTACACCGCCTCCATCTCCCTCGACATTCTGTACCGCAATCGCAACACCGGTGCAATCCTGCAGAAAATTCTCACGCGCCGTACAAAATTGCCCGCCGCCGATATTTAACCCGATCAGCGCACCGTTAATATAATTGTTATCGACCTCGGTATAAATCGAGCCGCCGCAATCAATCCCGAACGCCGATGCTCCGGTGACCATATTACCCGTCACCTTGCAATAACCGGTATCGCAGAGAATTCCAGCACCAAATGATCCCGAAGTGCTGTTATTCGGACAAAGATTTCCCGAGATCAGCATATTTCGGCCCGACATATAAATGCCATACAGCCGGTTGGAATATGTATTATTCCCGATGATCACCGCACCGAGCACGTCGGGATTCGCATTCCCATATGTAAACGGCTGCACATTAACATTCGTCGCGTTAAAATTGCCGACGATAATGCCACAGGTATTATTCCAGCACGTGTTCCCCATCACGTGCAATTCACGGATCTTCAGAACAAAATTCGGGTCCTGGCTATCGACCTGAATGCCATTGCTGCCGTTATCATGGGAGCGGCAATTGGTAATGCTCAGCGCATCGACCGCCAGCGCATAAAACCCGTTGCCTGCGTTCGCGGTAAACTCGCAATCATCGACATGGTGCTGCGTCAACACCGGATCGCTGGAAAAATACGTCAGCCCGCTCCCATAATTGGCACTTTGCGCATTCCGGAACTGGCAGCGCGTAATCAGCGACTTCGTGCACCCGGCCTGCACCACCACCGAACAGGTATTGGCGGTCACCGCCGTATTGGCGTCGAAGATGATCCCATCCGCAAACATCGTGGCCGCCGAAAAACTGATCCAGGCCGGCGTCACGGAATTCCCACTTCTGGATTGCGCGGAACGCAGCAGCCGGGTCAGCCCCGGCACCCCGAGCAAGCTACATGTGGACCCGGCGATATCGCACTCCCCCGCAATCGCATAGGTTTTCGCCCCCAGCCGCACCGGCGCGCCGCTGGCAATCGCGGCCAGCAAGGCCGCACTGTCATCGGTCACGCCATCACCCTTCGCGCCAAAATCTTCGATCGACACCGCATTGCTGGCAATCGCCGCGAGTGTGCGCGCCGTGCTTGCCCCCGTGGCTGTCGCCGTCAGCGCGCCGCCCGGCAGCCCCGGCACGCCGCCCATGGCGCCCAGGAAATTCGCATAACTCACCCCCGCATTCGCGCCGGACTGGCTGATCGCGACAATATCGCTCGCACCGGGCGGATTGCCCGTCGGCAGGCCGGAAATCTGAAACGGCGCCGCGGTTGCCGAGAGCGTGCTGCCCGAAATCGCCAGATTGGCGCCGATCGTAATAGGCACCGGTGCGGTCGTCCCCGGCCCCACACCACCCAGCAGCGTATTCTGCGGCACGTTCAGTTCCGCCTGCACGCCCGCCAGCACTTGCGCGCGCGTCGCCGCCAGCGTCTGCCCGTTCTGATAAATCGCCAGCTCATCGCTGTCGGAAACCGAGCTTGCCGCAGGTAATTGTCCGATTGTCGGCATAATGGATCCTCAGAGAATGGTCAGCGGGGTGCCGGTTGGGTCCGTCAGCGCTTGGCCCGTTGGCGTCGTCAGCGCATCGGAGGGTGCCGGCACGCTGGCCAGCGCCACGACCGGAAGTGCCACGCTGCGCGCCAGCGCCCGCCCGCCCGCCGTCGTAATATTGATCGTCACCGTATAGCTCGTGAGCGCCTGGCCGCCGCTCAGCCACAGTACCGCGCGCGACCCATCCGCCGAGCTGGAGGCCAGCGTGAGGTCACCGGGCTGATCCGGGCTGATGACGACATCGAGCGTGCTGATCGTATCGCCAAAATTCCCCGTCAGCGCCGGCGCAATATCAAGCACATAATCGAGCGTATCGGCCGGATCTTTTGCAGGCCAGGACAGCGCCTGCGCCGGCGGCACCAGCGGCCCGCGCGGTGTCGGCACAAATCCGTCGATCTGAACATAGCGCGCGCTGCTGGGGCGCCAGAGATGGCTTGCCGGTGTGGTCATCCTAATCCTCCCTAATACTCAACGATAACCAGGCCGGGCCCACCCGCCCCGCCAGCGCACCCAACCGGGCTGCCCCCCGTCGAGGTACCGCCGCCGCCGCCGCCACCGCCAAAACTCGTGGCCGCAATGCCAATCTCGGACCCGCTGGTGCCGCGCCCATTCCCAGGCCCGCCGCCATCCCCTCCGCGGCACGCCACGACGATGGAATCCGTGCCATAGGACCCGGTAGCATTGACCTGACCGCCGTAGCTCGTCCCACCGGCGCCGCCCGAATTCGCAAACAGCGCCGCCGTGCCGCCGCCGCCGCCCTGCCCGCCATTGGCGCCCATATAGCTGCCAAAGGTCGAAACCCCGCCGGTATTTCCCGTTGCCGGACTTGAGAGCTGCGCCCCGCCCGCACCCACCGTGACGCTGATCGCTTGCCCCGGCGTGAGATTATTCACCACGCCCTGCGCATGCCCGCCCGCGCCGCCGCCGCCGCCTGGCATCGTGACGTGATACCCGCCAGAACCGCCGCCGCCAATCACCGTCGTGCGCACCGACGTCACGCCATTGGGTACTGTAAATACCCCGGACGACGTGAATACCTGCATCGCAGAAAACCCTGGCCGCAGCGTCGGCAATTTATACGCCAGAAACGGCGCCCCCGGCGCCACGGCAATATTCGCCGAGCTAATCGCCGATTGTCCGTAATTCACCGTAACAACATAGAGCCCGACCCAGCCGCTATCCACCGCCGGCGTGGTCTGCGTGCCAGAAGACGCCGCCGCTCCGGGCTTGACCTGCAATTGCACCCGCTGAATCCGCTGCGTATTCTGCGCCGTGCCGGCATTATTCGGCCCGGAAAACGGCAGCGCTGGATTCGCCGCATTCACATAAGGCAGCACGACAGGATCGGTATCGGTCTCCGAAAATGCCGCCTCGATCAAATAATTGATCGCCTGCCCCGAACTCGCCGGCACCGCCAGCGTAAAAGCCGTCGCCTGCAGATTGATCCCGGTTTTCACTATCTGCTCGGTCACATCCGCCGGCAGCGTCCCATAAGCCGTCGCATCCACCGTCGAATATTGCGTAATGCTCCCCGGCCCTACATTGACGGTCAAGGATGCCGGCGAGGTTGGCGTGCAGGCCAGGCCATCCACCACCACATTGCTCCCCAGCACCGCCGCCGTAAGGGCTGCAATTCCCAGCATCGCATTGCGATTCGGATACAGAATATCGGTGTCCAGCGGGATGCTCCCGGGATAAACGATGTTACGGTCCATGAAAAATCCTCAGTTTGAGATGTGGGTCCAGGCAATGCTGGAGGTCGGCAGCACGGCGGCCACCGCGGCATAGATTTCAGCGTCGCTCACCGTGCCGGCGAATTCCGTCAGATCCGCATAAAACATCGGCGCATGCGCATAGCCGCCCGGCCCATCGTTATAGCCACCCGCATTGCTGATCGGCGTATTATTCGGGCGGTACGCCTTTACAAAAAACTGATAAGGCAGGTTCATGCTGCCATATCCGCCAGCGGTATTATAACCCAGGTTAACATTATAGCCGCCGGTATCGCTCGCATTCAGCGGCTCCAACACGCTCGGCGCACGGCCAGTCAAATCGGTTACCGCCTGCACCAGGCTCGCCCGGGTCGCGCGCGGGCCCAGTAGATTGTTTCGCAGCCGTGCGCCATAGGCCGCATCCGCCTCCCCGGCCCGCCGCGGCAGACTGCCGCCCAGATAATCCTGCGAGGCAATATCAAGAAATATGCCGCTCGCCGTCGCCATCCGGGTTTGCGCCGTCACATACGTGACCAGCGCATACAGCCCACTCCAGGCGCTCGCCAGGCCGGTCAGCAACGCATCCAAAATCGGCGTGCTATCCGCAAACCAGCGCGCCGGCAGCACCAGCTTCAGCCGCGCCACCATGTCTTCTGTATCGCCGGTCATGCTCACGCCACCGTCACGGTGCCGGCGCGCACCACGCCAAACAGCGGCGGCACCAAATCGGCAGTCCCGCCATTCAGCAACAAACCGGAAAGATTTGAAACGGAATCAGACGCATCATAGGCCAGTTGCGCCAGCCGCGTATAACTCAGCGTGGCACCAATCGGCAGCCCCGCAATATAGGTCTCAATCGCGCCAGCCACCGCCGCCACCGCGGCCGAATGCGATGCCCCCGGCGCCGTGGTCACGCTCACCGCGACATTCGCCGGGCTCACCACCGGCCCCTGCACCGCAAACCCCGTCCCCACCGGCCGAACGGCACTCACCGCCCCTTGCACCGTGCTCAGCAAACCCGCCGGCGGATCGCCCGACCCATCATCCACTGTGACCACAAAAAACCCCATCTGCGTCCCACCGGCTTGGCTCACGTTTTCCGTAATCGTATAACTCAGCCCCTGCTGAATGCCGGCCACCGCCGAACCAATGGCAAGATTCGTCGCCCGCGAAAGGCTCGCCAGATAATTGCCAAACCGCGCCCGAAACGCCGTATCGCTCTCCGCATCAATCCCGCCCGTCAGCGCCGCCGCATTTGTCACCGTATCCACGCCAGCAACCGCCGAACTCAGCAGCGAGATCGCACCCGGCTGCACATTCCCAGCACTCCCCGCCGCATTTGCCACCACCGCCACATTCAAACTCGCAATCCCCGCCGCCAGCGTAAAGCCTCCGGCAGCCGCGCTATAGGCCGCATTCGCTGGATCGGCCGCGACCATAAAACTCTGCGTATTCGCCGCGGTTGAAACATTCGTCCCAACTGGAATAAACGCCGCGCTACTCGGTGAGAAACGCGAAAACAACACCTGCCCAGACGCCGCCACCGAGGGCAGCCGCGTAAACCCAAAATCCGCGCCAAAACTATCGCAATCCGCCCCCGTACTGGTCGCCAGCCGGGTCGTCGCCAGCAACTGCACCATCAGCCATTGCAGCCAAAGCGCCACCGAGGCATTCGCCTCCAATATGGCCCGCAACACCGAACCTACCGTCAAATCCAGCAGATTCTGCGCGGCACCCTGCACGGAGGCCGCCATCCCCTCCACCAGCGTGGAGAAATTCTGCAGCGATAATTGCATGAGAACCTACAAACTAAAGGTGAGAAAAGAACTCTGCCCGCTCGACGCATCGGCATAGGTCAGAGATAAGTTTACGGTCCCATCATCGTTGGCCACGGTGCCGATCACTGGCGCCGGACTTGGCGCCACCGCCACCTCCAACAGCAACTGCGCCCGCGCCACACCCGTAATCGCGGCTGGCGCACCCGGCTGCCCAATAAACTGCGCCAGCCCTGCGCCATAATTAAGCTGCCAGATATAATCGCCCGGATTGGTCATTAACCGCAACAACACCCGCTGCTGCGTCAGCGCACCACCCTCGGCCAGCAACAAATCCCCGGTCGGCGAAACCCCCAAATCCCCGCCAAACTGCAACGCCAAATCCGCCATCACACGGTCTCCGACGGCAAGCCGGTCGTGCCACCCTCGGGCACCGAATGCGCATGCGTGTCATATGAATTGCGCAGCGCCGCCACCGTCCCATGCGCGCCATTCTGATCGGAAATATCACCACTCACCACGAGATTTCCCGTGATGTTCACCTGCGGCGCTGCCATCGCAATCGTCCCGTCATTCTGCAATTTCAGGAAACTCCCGCTCTGATGCCGCAGCCATAACTCCCCAGCCGTTGCCGCCATCGGCGTATCCACCGCCGACCACACCGCCCCAATCACAACCCCCTGCTCGGCATCGCCTTCCTGCGCAATCACCAAAACCTGCGCTCCCGGCATCAACGGCGCCGCCATGCCCCACCCAGCCCCAACCCAGGCCGAGAGCACCGGCAGCCATCCGCTCAGCACATTCTCAGGCTGAATCAAAACCCGCGCCGCATACGCGCCGGGATCAAAACTCGATACGAGTCCAAACCGCGCCACCCCCGCGAGCCCATCAAGCGCACCCGCTCTGGCCTTCACCAAATTCCAAAACTGATCCAACCGCCGCTCCCGTAGGGCCGAAAAGCGAAGCGCCTTCCGCCAACTTCACCAAGAACAAAAGCAAGCGGTCGCTTTTTTGTAAAAAAGCTCCGCAAAAAACTTTTGCGAATCTAGGCTAATCCAGTGCCGTCAAGCCCCGTAACCCCAGGACAAAAGTTTTTTGCGGAGCTTTTTTACAAAAAAGCGACCACTTCCTTAGCTCGTCCCAAACGCCAGCACCGTCTGCAAAAACCCCGTCCGCGCCTCCAACACCCGAGACACAGCACTCACATCATAGGTCTGATCCAGCCCGGACTCCGTGCCGCTCAGCACCAGTTGCATCCCAGGCATCAGCGTCAAATCCGCCGGCATCGTCCCCACCAGCATCGTCCCATGCTGCCGCAGCGTCGCCAGATGATTCGTGGCCAGGCTCCGCGCCTGCGCCACCGTCAAATTCGGCCGAATCAGCGTCGTCCCCGCCCCACTCCCGGCACGCTCAGAAACCACCGCCTTCTGCCGCGTATTCCAGGATTTTACCCGCGCCGACATTGGAATCGTCGTCGCCACGTCCAAACTGAGCGCCGTAAAACTCCGCGGCGTCACAAACACAGGCCGCCCCGGCGCAACCGGCCCAAAATTCAACGTCGTTCCCGTCACGGACACCACAAAATCCTCAAGCGCCGCAAGTTCCGTCAGCAAATTCCATTCCGTCGTCGCCCGCGAATGCGCCCCCAGCGCATTGCGCGCATGGTCCAGCTCATAATACTGCCCCACCATTGTCTGCGTCGCCGTCACATTCGCCGTCAGCTGATGCCGCGCCGCGATCGTGCTCGCAATCTGGCTCGAGCTCTGATTCGCAAACGTCTCCGATATTTCGCTATCAATCAACCGCGCCGACAAATCCCGCCCGCACAGCTCCGCGATATTCCTCGCCAGATCAATCCGGACATTATCAATCTGCCCGGTCAGCAGTGTCACATACCCAAACCCGCTCAGCGCCGCCTCGATCTTGATTGTCTGCAACCCCAGCCCGGCAAAATACGCCGCCGTGGTAAACGCCGCGGCCCCCATCGCAAAACCAATCCGGAACCGATCCGCCGAAAAATATGCCACGGATTCAATTTCCAACGAAACCGCGCCCGGCACCGCCACCCCGGCGATGCTCAGCCGCAATTGCGGCTGTTCAACCGGCAATGCCACCCCCCGCGGTCGCATCCACCGGCGGGATCACCAGCACATTCACCCCAACCAGCACCGGATCGGAAAGTTCATTGGCCTGCGCAATCCGGATCCACTGCGTCGCATCTTTCAAATACCGCGCCGCCAGTGCGAAAAGATTGCCGCCGGCCACCGTCACGCTCTGATTGCTCATGCCAGTTCACCCGCCAGATTGCTCGCCGCCCGGTTCACATATCCCGTCATCGCACTCGCCCCCGCCAGCTGCGCGGACGCGCCCCCAAGCCCGCTTATCGCCGCCACGCCAGCCCCCGCATCCGCGGCCCCATTCACCTGCGCGGCACCTGTCACCACCGCGGCCCCGCTGCTGCCCATCACCGATGTCAACACACCCTGCACGCCCGCAAACCCCGCCAGGCTCGCAGCACTAATGCCATCCAGCGAAATCCCCGCCTGCCCGCTCAGCGCGCCCGCCACACTCAGATCATTCCCCACCAGTGCCGCCACCGGTGCCGCCAGCGCGCTCAGCGCAGCCAGCGGATCGCTCACCACCACGCAGGTAATCGCGAACGGAATCAAATTCGGCTTGCGATACTCCGCCGTGAACCCTTCGATGATGACGGTATAAAAAAACCCATCCCACACCAGCGGCAAACTTGCCCCAAGTGCCCGCGCCGCATCCAGCAGCTGCGCCCGGCGCACCGCATCGGCGCCGGAAAATATCCCGGAGAACGAAATCTCCCCATCATCTAGCCCCAGCGCCGCCACCACCCGCCCGCCGCCGATCAGATTCTGCACCGCCACGCGCTGCTTGCCGCCGAACGAGATTTTCTCAGGCACTTCCATATCCTGAAAGGGCACCCCGCCCAGGGTTAGAATCACATTGCTCATCGGGAACCTCAATCGGCCACTTTAAAAACCCCGGCCTGCATCCGCCAGCCCCCGTCATTGCGAGCGCAGCGCAGCAACCCAGAACGGAACGGTAACGCAGCCGAGACGTTGAATGGTTAACCCCGGACGCGGATCGACCTCCAGCGCCCCGTCACCTCAACCCGTAATTTTCACCCCCGGCCAAGCCGGCGTAACCCGCGGATCAAACCCTGAACCACCAACAGGCGGCAACCGCGCCTGCCTGAGAAAATAATTATCCAGAACGCGAGAAAGACGTGTCTCGTTACTCTCCTTATCCCGCGCCGCCTCGAATATGCTGAATCCAGTCTGAAAAGCGGACGATCCGCCCACCCTATGGGGCGAACCCTCGAAAGACGGCGTCAGCATAACACATTTTTGTTGCGAAGGCGCCCCGATGGCGGATTCCGTAAACTCCATCCCATTAAAGGAAGTCGGCGCAAAGCTTTGCCCGTTTCCAATACCCCGAGCGGCAACGCTCACGATACGTGTACCTCCCGCTAAACGGGGCTCCAAACGTCCCTCCGATTCTCCATATCCGTCATTTGGAACCATCGATCCAGAGGAGCTGCCCGCGCGGGCGCCAATCCTATATCCTAAAAAGTTATGCGTTTCTGAAGTTCGCGCGAGATAAGTGCCATTAGCCAAAGAAACCATTTCAGCTCGGTTTTCAGTTTGAAGCCCCAAGCCTCGACGGTTGGGCCGAGCGATACCGCTCCCATCACCGTCCACTGACGCCCGTTCGTGAGACTTCGGTTTCAGAGCCCCGGCTCGCCCATGGACCGGTGCATATGAATGATGAGTTCCGCGCGACCGCGTAGAAAGCTTCTTTCCTGGCTTATTTACCAGCCTACTTTTATGCGCGGCCCGATATGCAACAGCCGCGTCACGCTCCGCCTCAATCGTCTGGAGCATCGCCGTCGGCTCCGGTGCATCGATAAACTTTCCAGTCTTTGCATCATACGTGAATCCATAGCCAGTGAACTGAGCCATATACTCAGATACGTGCACAAGGTTGTCATCGTGACCGTCTACTTTACCGTTGGAGCTTAGGAATTGTTCAACAGCATGGTGCCCGACCAGGTGAGCCGCAGCTAGCAATCCCGATTCAGTGACATCGACATTTCCTACCGTACCAGTCCGAATCGTCTTTCCAATATATGACTGGTATCCTTTTAGATAATCTAGGTTCGCTTTTGTAAAATTGACGAAAGCGATATCCTGTGCACTCTTATTGCTAATGAAGCTGGAAACCGAATTCACACCCAATGAATTCGCATACGAAGTCCATGCAGGCTTCGTCAAATCTCCCTTTTCCTCAATGAATCCCGCATCAGCAAGTGCTTGATATCCAAGTTGATAAGCGCCAAAATGCTGGTCTTTCAGCTTTTTTGTTTTCGGGTCCGGTCCGAGACTACTATAGTTATTCGTTGACTCGGACTGACGCATGCCGGCGGCAAAGGCGGCGAAATTCGACGTTGAATTGTCGGAATCCGACATCTTTGGCATCCTCACAATGAAAGTATTGCTTCAAAAGCCCCAATCATGCCCGTCCCAATCCCATTCGGGCGATATCACCGCATGGGTACAGAATAAAAGCCCGTTTACATGGTCAGTCTCATAAGCCGAAAATGCGAAGGCGTTTGCGGAAACCTCATCCTGCTCCACCGAGACATCACCTCGTTCCAGGAATATGTCAAAGCCATCGGGGTCATCTTCCGGTTGTGGCACGCTTGCATCCCTGGTCAAAACGACAATCGTCTTCGCCCCATCCTCATTAATGTGATAGGTCCACCTTATGATAGAGCCTTCATACCTCATTTGGGGGGCGATGGCCTTCTGGGTTGCCCTATCAACGGGCGGCTTGTACCAAACCTGACCCGGCAAAACGTCAGAGTCCTGATTTAACAGGTCCCGGCAGTCTTGAAACGCCAAATCATCGGTCGCCCCGCGGACGCT